GAAATATCAAATAAAATATCTAAAAAGAAGATTGATATGAATTATGTATTATATCAAATTATCTATAAAGATAGTATGACTCTTGAAGATTCACATCTGTCAAAACTATTAGATATTTTGTGTCGCTTAACACCCCAATCACTATTAGAATCATCTGCTCTCCATAAATTCTTATTCTTTGCTGAAGTGGATTCTCAAGCAGGGATTGAGAAATTCTTGAAACGTACTCATACAAAAAGAATAATCGATCATTCAAATTTAATCCTGATGATGGGATTAACAAAGAGAGAATTTATTATATCTTATATCAAGAAACATAAGTATATGCCTAATATATTGACACCTATTGAGAAATCTATAATGATTGATGAACACTTCAAATCCAATGAAATTAATTTATTGTTTCAATTACCACTTGATTGGTGGTATAATATCAATTTCGGTAAGTGTATAGATTGGAGTGAATCAGGTCATTCTGTTGAATATGCGAAAGATAAGGGAGCTATAATTAATGATGTAACATTCTCAGGTCTCGATAATCAGAGAGAATTAATCCAAGTATTAGAATCAGAAGACTATTCAGCTGATAATTTCTTATCAGATATAAATATAGACATTATACCTTCGTCTGTAATTAAAACAAAGATGCATGAAAGAAGCACTAATGTGAGGTTTCCTGTAAGATTATGTGAGAAAGAAAAAGAGCAAAAAATAGAGGCTAGATTATTTGGAGTAGCTACAGCTAGATTCAAACATAAAATGAGTCAATATATGTCACAAGCAAAAAGGTTGCTATCATACTTTGATGAACAGAATATGACAATAACTGATAGTAGTAGGAAAGATAATCATCATGAAATGTCTCAAGAATTACATAACAATGACATGTATGCTATAATGTTAGATATACAAGGACATAATCAATCTATGCAACCTGAGAATACTTGTGAATTATTAGAATTTATAGGTCAAGTATATGGAGAAAATAATTGGGGTAAATTAGCTTATCTGTTTAATAATTTACTTGTCTATCATTATGATAACTATTTAGATGATGTAGTGATTTCTAGTGGTCAACTTGGTGGAATTGAAGGTTGGATGAATCCAGTTTGGACATTAGTGACACTTCAACAAATGAAACTATTACGCACAACTACAACAATTGACATACCAATGATTAGCACATATTCTGATGATGTAGCTGCAATCGTGAAGATAGAAAGTCCTACCCAATATGAGATAGATTCTATATTAGAAACAATATCACTTGAATTATTCAAACTTGGTTTTGTAGTAAAATCATCACAAACTGCTGTATCAAAATCTAGACTTACTTTACTTAGACAGCATACAGTTAGAGGTATTAAGGCTGATTCAACTCTCAAGAAATTACTATCTATTAGCACTTGTGGAAATGCAAGAATAGTTTCTGATGAATTTGAAATAGATAGTATTTCATCGACTGTCTCAAGTGCTTTAGAGGATACATATCATATTAAAGCATGTTTACTTCTAAAATGGTATAAATCTTACTTACTTAGTGGTTATATCTTAGGATCATTATTTTCAGAGAGACGTGATAAATCTATGTTGTCAACAACTAATATCCCTCATGAATTTGCATCAATATTTTATAATGTAACTGGTCCAACAAAATCTGAATTGTCAAGAACACAGAAAGATTTTGAGAAAAGTGTAGAAATAAGTCTAACAGCAACATTAGATATATTAGGTAATCCTCGTAGTAAAGAAGCAATATGTAACTGGTTACATATAACTTGTACTTCAACATTAGAAGAGCAGAAAAGTAAGCAAGTCAGTGATGTTATTTTATATCTTTCTGCAGAAAAAGTATTTCTACAAGAGCTATGGCTATATATCTTAATTATGCCACAATCATTGGGCGGATTGGGAGTTCCATTACTTATTAATGAAGCCATTAGTGGGAATAGTGATTCAGTATTCAAAAGTCTATATTATATCCATAGATTAATAGGGAAGAACTTTACTTATAAAGATTATTTTTTTCATTGCCTAACTGCCTCATTAAAGTTCCATAAAATAGAAGATAAAGATTTATTTCCTAATAATATAATAGAATCAAAATGGATATCAAATTCTCGGATACATCAAGCAAAAAGTAGTCTCAACAATAAATTATTATCTGTAATGAAGAAGCTAAATAAGAATCAAAAATTAATCAAGATGTTTGAATGTAAATCTATACAACCTGAATTATCAAAATTGTTGATATCTATTTTTGAAAATAATTTTAGTCATAGAGTTGTCCAATTTTATCTAGAGAATTCAATATTATCTCTTGTACAATATCTACTAAGAAAATTAGAAACATCAACTTCTTTAATCAATAAAATACAGAATCTCAAAGAATTTAAGAGGTCTTTAGCTATAAGGACTATTAGTAATACTATAGAATTATTTTCACAAGAAGGTCTCACTTTTGGAGAAATAAATAGAAATACCGATATTTTATCATATTTAATTACTAGGAGGAGACTATTAGCACCAAAAATTAAATTTGTAGATATTGAGGAGCCATTGTATGATCATAATTTGGAAGAATCTACATCAAATAATTATGTTATACAATTATACCCTGCCAGACCCATAACATATAACAATGGTAAATTAAGTATTAAGAAAGGAAATCATAACTCAAATACCTTATATAAAGGAGAACTCAAAGAAGAGGATATATTTCTAGAGACAAAAGAAGAAGTCCTTATATCAAAAGTAGTATCAGTAACAAAATGGTCTTTAATGAAATCTAAAATTAACTATCAATTTAATAATTTGGACCTTGAATATGATTTTGTACTTGCTTGTAATGCTACACTTTCTACATTGACAAATAAAAGATTTTCTGATTTAGAATCTTACGTACCATTAAATATGGGGGGAGAAATTCTACATAGGATACCAAATCAAAGATTTAGATCAAATGTAACAACAAGAATACTCCCTAATAGTGTCCAATATATACATTCATCTTTAAATCAGACAGGGATAGTAGAATCAAAATTGGAAGATTCAAATATCAACTTTGACTATATACGACTTAGATTACTTATGTCTATTGCATTAAAGAAACATTATGACAATGAGATGCCAGGTACAATCTTTTTTGGTCTCAAGAATTTAGAAAATATTTATAATGTACAAGATTATACTCCTAAATTAATTAATAAAATTGATATAGATGTACCAATAAAAGTAGAATATTTACCATCTAAAGACATTGAGTTAAGTAGAATCTCACTTGCTAGTAAAGCATATTTCTATGCAGAAGATTTTATGTCAATTTATACTCAAGAAGAAGATAATTCATCTAATAGCATCAAATCCATGATTGAAAGGAGAAATCAAGATATAATAATGCAATACTATAATGAAATGTATAGAGAATTTATTTATCTAGATGAAGATCTATCAAATAATGAATTATGGTTGCCCCTAATTGATAAACTTTCTGAATTAGATCAAGATTATAGAGATAGATCTACTAGAAATTCGATTACAAAGATAAAGCAATTAATATCGGCTAATTTAAATGATACTCAAACTCCAAAATTCATGAAAGAACATCGTAACTTATTATCATCTAGAATGCAATCAATCAGATCTGAAATGTTGAATCTATCAGATACATACAAATTGACAAGATCAATCTGTGAAGAAGTAAATAATGAAAAGAAGAAAGGAATAATTGGGAAAGGAAATGAACGTTTATTGCGAACAGTATCTCGATCTATAGTTAAAACTACTATAGAGTTATTCAAAGATCTAGCATTAGGTTATTGTATGGCTGTAGCTATTGAAAGTGACCAAATAATATTAGATGTAAAGAAGACTTATGAAAATACATTAGATGTAATTAGTAGATCTGAATTGAATGATCTAGTTCCAGGTTCCTTAAAACTTCTAATACTATTTATTGGATCATCTCGAGCATTAGAAATTGTTATAAAGAATTCTAGGAAACTAATGAAGTACTTAACATATATTTCTAAACGAAATCATATAAAATACATGTCCAATGCAAATATTAAAGTATCTTTCCCTATTCGTAGATTAGTAGCATCTGAATTATCTATACCAACTTCAATATATCAGTGTTCATATGATATACAATATATACCCATATCTATAAGATATGACATGAATAAATTATTAAATATGATGCCTTATTTTAGGAAAATATCAGAATGTTATGCACATCAAGATTCTTTTTATTCTCCTACTGGTTCTGATAGCGTGTATTCACAATTTGGAGTTCTAGATGCGATGTTGACATTTAGAAAAATAGAGAAAACATCAAAAATAATATCATTAACTTCTGGTCGTGGAGATTCAATAATTGCATGCAAGATGTTAGATTTAGTAGGAGACCATTATAGTAAACCAACAGCATTCTCTAGAGTAGATTCATTGTCAGATGTAATATTAGATTATGATTATGACATAACTAGATATAATACATTGCCTAATTTAAATCCATATGATGTAGTACTAATAGATATTTCACATATTAAAGGACAGACATCAGGATTATATGATACTATAATGAATATCATGATGGACAAAAAAATAGTAATTATACGTGCTAATAGTCTTCCTGAAATTCCAGACATATATACAAAATTATTTATAGATAACTCTATATCTATATCATATTCATACCCTAAATCAAGAAATATTTTACCATATCAACAGTATTTTATCTTTGAACAATCAATAGAAATTCAACATGAACCTGAAATTGAATTTAAAGATTTCAATGCTTATCTCAATGTATCTAGGAATTATACATCACACATTAATTATTCTAATATGAATATAATTCCAGAATCAGATTTAGACAATTCTATTTTACATACTATTGATAGAAATAAGAGTTTTGAAGAAATGCTAGATATTGTTACAGCCAAGACTAATCTAGATGGTTATGTAGGAGTATTAAAATCAATCTTGAGAAATGATATTCTACTTAATGAAATCCCTATAGACCATTCTAGTGAAGAATATCTTATGACATTGTTACATACTAATATTAAATTCTCTAAACCAATAGCCGAGCATATCATATATGATGATGCATTTGATGAAGATTGTGGGAATTCAAGGCAACGAGGTTACAAGATCTGGAAGAAAAATGTACAGTCTTATCACAATAAAACTAATAAACTGAGCCTAATAGTATTAAAAGATCTTGGTATAGAAAAGATCTCTATGATTCAAAGATGTCATCCCATTGCATCAATTAGAACTTATTTGAAGAATTATTTATTCATGCGATCAAATGGTGTAAACTTAGAAAATCTAACAATGGAAAGTATAAACAATTTATTAATGGAAACAATAGAAAACAATAATATGACATTTGGAGATCAAAATGCTGATATTAGGAAAGCACTCGGATTAATTTTAGGATCAGTTTATATAGGTAATTATAGTTGGGGATTACGGCAACTTTTTACTGTTCATGATTCAAATGATAGTGAGAAACGAAAAAGTAATCGCTTGATATCAATATATCGGAAACTAGCACCCATATTTAAGCAATTCAGAAATGAAAGAGTAACCTATAATATGAAGATGGATACTATTCGTGTATTAACAGATAATATAGTGAGACCAACCATTGAGAGAAATTTGAAGAGATTAGAACTAGTCAAACCAATGAATGAAGATGAAATAAGTGAAGAAGTGAAGCGTGATTTTGCTAATGTCTTCAGAGGTTTTATCGATCAATTGGAATCTAGAGAAGTATCATTTTTGCCAGAAATATTTATTGCAGAAGATATATCAAAGATAGATCCAGATCATAATCTAAGAAATAAAAGTCTAATCAATGAACAGCCTGAGAAAATTCATGATATAGCAACTGTAGTCAATGAAGATTTATTTATACCTGATATAGGAAACATTTTAAATCAAAGTTTTCAGCAAATCTTAGGGGATACAGGCTGGGTTGGAGATGAATTAAATAGATTAGCTGAAGAAGAATTTAGAATGGAAGATTGGGGATGTGATATAGACATGGATGATGAATTTTATTGATTAAATAGAAGTTAGAAGTATTTCAAAATTAGGATTACTAGTTAAGAGGTAGTATGGTGAATATTGTAAGGAAAGAGATATTAACAATTCTGCAAACATCTAAGTTTAATCCTCAGGATCAAAATAGATGATGAATTGTTAATATTGATGAATTTCAACTTAG